TCATCCCAATTTCCTCCTCAAGATGGTCAGCGCTGGCCCGCGAGAGTCAGTTGCCGATACTTTGTTCGCAGCCTCAATCAAGTGCTGCAACTCCGGGGTAGAATAGTGGCTCGTAATGCTGCCGTTCTTATGCCCCAACAACGCTTTCCGATCTTCTTCCGTTACGCTCGCTGCACGTAGCCTTCTGCCAAAGGTGTGCTTCAAGTCGTGAATCCGGATCGACCTGAATCCGGGGTGTGCTGGCGATTGGTGGGCCTTCTCCCACTTGTCCGCTGCGCGCACCCTGGCTTTCTTCCAGGCCGAATCGTTCATCCTATGCATCGACGTTGGCCCGAACTGATCTGGTTGCCCATACGGGAACACCAGGTCTTTGTGTAGGCCTCGCTGGCCATCGATGATGGACATCGCCACGTTGTTCAAGATCACCAGGCGTTCATCGCCGTTCTTCACCCCTGCTTTTTCACTCCGCCCGCCGAATCCGGCAGGTATCAGAAACACGCTGGTGTTCAGGTCCGGCACCCGTATTTCCCAATCCCACCGCAGTTTGCACACTTCCTGCTCCCGGCAACCCGTGTTCACCTTATAGAGGGCCATCCTCAACAGGTGGTCGGGCAGCTCAGGGAACAGCAGGGCCTGCTCTTCCCAGGACATCGGGTAAGGCTTGCGGCTCGACTTCTTCTCCTCGAGCATCGATATCATCGGCACGCTCTCCAGCCAAGGCCGCTTTTCAGCATCGCGCCACTTGCGGTGACACAGGTTCAAGATCCTGACGACTCGCTGCAGGGCGATGTTCACCGTCCTGTTCGATACGCCTGGCTTGAACTTTCCCTGTGCCGTCTTGGTCGGCTTTTGCCGGTCCCGTACAAATTGCGCCAGGGTTCCATCATCGATGTGCGTTACAGGCAGATCGCCGATGTACGGGTCAAGCTGCTCGATGTGCGAGGCCGAAAGGCCGATCGATGGCTGATCCTTGAACTCAACTAGGAACCGGGTTGCAGCCTCGCGCCAGGTTCGCACCTGACGCACGCCATAGATCTTTTCCTGCCGCAGCTTTTCCAGCCGATGAATCAAGTACTGCTCCGCTTCCTCCCTTTCGCTTGCTCCAGTGCTTTCTTGAAGTCGGCTACCTCTGACGACTTTGTCGATGTGCCAAATCCCGTTCCTCTGGTAGAGGCCCGACATTGTTTTTCGCGCCATTGTTTTGCTCCTTGGCGCCCACTGCGGGGCGGATTGTTGTCCTGATCGGCCTGCTTTTCAATTGCCATGCGTTCGATGTAGGCGTCTGCCCACTGGTCCAGCTCATGACGGTCGAAGGCAACGCCCTGTTTTCCAATGGGGAATTCGCGGACGTGAGGGCGGACGGTATTCTTGAATTCTTCCCGGCACATGCCGAGGTAAGCAGGGGCGTGCATCGCCCGGATGAAGCGCGGCGCGGTCTCTAGGACAGGCGCCAGCTTTGTGTTGGCCATAGGAATGCCTCGCCACGCCGTTGCCGGGTGGATTGATTGGATGGGGTGGGGTTTCCTTACCGCGTTGGGCGGCAGGTGTCGGATTTAGTCGACTTGGTAGTACACGTAGCAGTCGACGCCCTGATTCTTGAGCGACTCGTACATGGCCTGGACGCCCGCGTAGCGGCGATTTCCGATACCTGCAAACGGTGTATCAAGGTGAAATCCGCGCGGATGCCAGCCGTGTGCTTCCTGCAGGTATCCGCGCAAGCCCTTAACCCAAGCCTCGCGCACGCCAGGCATACGTATAACGACCCGATCACAGTTGGCGCTGCCACCATCATTGGCGCATGCATCGGCGGCGACCTGGCCTGCCTTCATAGCAATTTCAATCTTTGGCGGCAGAGTCACTATCTCAGCTTTTTTCATGCGAACACGTCCTTGCCGCTATAGCGGCTGACTTTGAAGGGGGAGGGGTTACAGAGGTTTCAGCAAATCAGTTGTGCCAGTGCCAGCAGGCACCAGCAGTAGGCGGGGAGTTGGGCGAGCATCAGTACGGCACGCATTCTTTGCAGTTCGCCGTCCAGCCCTTGGCGCCGCAGCCGGCGCAGATGTGATCATCGGTGGCAGGCTCTGCTGGGTTGAGTGCGGCCCGAATCTCGCGTGCCGTAGGGTCGTTCTCCATCATGAGTTCAACGCTGTCGCAGTCGCTTCCGGAGCCGACGATGAAGTCCCGCCCCGCTTCATAGATCCGGCTCATGGCAAGCATCGATCTGCGCAGCAACCCCTCCAGCACATCCGCCCGCTCACCCGCTGCGTGTTTTTCAGCCGCCAAACCAACGGCAAGAGTTGCATTCTTGTCCGCCCGCTCATCCGCTGCGGTCAGCAGAGCCTGCAGTGCGTCACGCTCGCGGATCGCCTGAGTGTGCTTGCTGCGCCAGTGCAGTACGGCGTCCAGTTCTTCCTTGCCGGTGACGGCTTTTGCCAGTGCATCCAGCAACAGTTGCTGGCGCTTCTGATTGTCCAGGTACTGGCGCACGGCCTGGACAAACACCGTGTTCATGCTGGTGTCGAGGTGGTCGGCAGCGCCTTGAACTTCGTTGCGCAGGCCGTCGGGCAGGCGCACCACGAATTTGTCAGCGGTGCGCGAATCGTATTGGGTGTTCATCACTCTTTCTCCCGCGGCTTGGCGTGCTCTTGCTGGCGCGCCCGGCTGCATTTGTCATGGTTCCCGCTGTTGCGGGGCCTGTTGCACTTGTCGCACTTGGCCAGGAACTCCAGCACCCCGGCGGTGAGCTTTCCGGTGCTGGTCACTGTGCTGCCTCCAATCGGGCCCGCAGTTCGGCAAGAGCGGCAACTGCATCGTGGTGTGACTGCGCGGCCCTGTTGACGTATTCGAATGCCGCCTGGAAAGCGGCTTCGCGAGTGAAGTAGATGAACTTCGTGCTGTATTTATTGAATGGCATCGTGATGTGGCTTTCACCCCAGCGGTCGCTACGCACGAACTTGGCCAGCATGGGAATGCCATCTGGCCCGGTTACCCAGGCCTCGTAAGGGAACTTAGTCATGGCAGCGTCACCTTCAATGCCGATTTGCCCAGCATGCGAAGCGCACGGCGGGCACGGCCCAGCTCCTGGCGCACATCGCGGCGCTCTTGAATCACCCGCCAGGCGGCGTAGCAGTGTTCACAGCCGGTGTCTTCTTCGGTCAGATATATTTCCTGATCGTCGCTATTCATTGCGACCTGATTGCCGTAGTCGCTTTCGACTGTCTCGTTGAAGGCTTCCCACAAGTGGGTTTTGACCAGCATCTTTTCGTCGTACAGGTCTTTGGAATCCTGCGCGCTGATGTTCCAGTCGTTGGCCTTCTTCATCACCGGGCATTCAGCCAGGTGCGCGCCGATCTGCTTTTTCATCTGGCCGACCTGTTGCAGCAGGCGTTCGTGATTGGCCAGGGCGGTGATGACGCGGGTTTCAAATGGGATGGCCTGTTTCATCACGCCCCCTTCAACAAGTCGATAACGATCTTCACGCCGCTGGCCACGCTGGCCGGTTGCTGTGCGGCGTACCGGGTCAGGTCGGCAATGGCCTTGGTCCGCGTTGGCTCGCGCCGGATGGATGGGCCCAGTGCCTGCACGAAGTCCACGGCGAACCGCTTGCCCTCTAGTTCCATGACGCGGTTGATGGGGCCGGTGATCACCAGTTCGAGCAACGGCTCGTTGGCCACGACGGGTGGTAGAAGCTTTGACGCAGGGATAGGTTTGCGGGCGCGGTCAAGCGCCTGCTGTGCAAGTGAGTTCATGATGGTTACTCGCTAAAAGGGCGGACTGTCATTGTTACTTTTTTAGGGTAGGGTAGCGCAGTGGTGTCTATTGAGTTATCTATATATTTTTATCAATCAAAAGAGTTGGGTGCCATGTCGATAAAGCAAGCTGTTGAAGCCGCTATACTTTTAAAAAAAGAAGGGCACCCTATTGCAGCCTTATCACAAGCGCTGATCGCAGTTTCGGGGTCAGCAAGAAAGAGGTTTCCCAAAGGTACTCTGTCGGACAACAAGGCTTTTAAGACGTTCTTGGGTACGGAACTTAGGAGAACTATGTTTGGCTATGTGGGGGATGACGATGTTACTTCTGGTTTGGTTCTTGGCGTTGATGGATGCAATCGCGATATGGAGTTCATATTTTATGATAAATATCGTAATAGCCTTATTCATGAAGCTGAGCTATCTGATCAGGTAGAGCTTATAAAAGGTGCCGATCCAACGGCAGTCTCAATAAATAGGGCTAATGGGAAGCTGGCGATTAGTGAAACGTGGATCGATCTGCTTTTGCAGGCAGTTAGAAATGCTCCGTGCAATGGCGAAGAATTCGGAATTAAGCATTACAAGCTGCATAAGAAATATGATTTTGAAGAGGAAGAGTTCGTGAATGAACTAAAAAAGAAAGTAGTTTTTGGATATAGACTGGAGGTTCCATTTAGTATCTATTTGCTAAAGGAGTTTATTTTTAGAAATCCCGAAGTTGATATGACCTCAGCCCCAGATGAGCAAATTGTAAGCCTATTTAAGCAAGGGCTACAGCGTCGCCATTTAAGTGGTGGGGCTGCGGTATCATATGTTGCATCAGATATGTTGACAGAAGACTATACGCTTACAGATACCGGACTAATCGCCGTTCGCGAAGTGGCTCAGAAGTTTATTGTTTCAATCGTCTAATTTACAGAATTGCGGCAGGCTCAACCGACGACTTGGATGATTGGCCTGTCGCTTCATGGTCAAGCCACCTGGGCAGGTAGGCTCATGAGGTTACCTGCTGGGATACGCTCAGCGCCACTGCCACGGGTTGAACCCATATCGGCATGCTGTTGAGCATGAAGGTTTCACCGGCCTCGGCCAGCAACAGGGTGGTGCCCATCACGTGGGCGATTGCTTCGGCTGCTGCCGGTGGAACTGCGTTACCGATCCGCTCGCGCCATGCCTGGTCGCTCAGGCCGTCCAGCTCAAACCATTCCTCTGGCTCGACCAGGCTTTGCAGCGCGGCCAGCTCCAGCGTGGTGAAAGGCCGATGCCAGGTGCCGTCCAGGCTTTCGATAACGCAGGTCAACCGCTCGTTGGCTTCCGGCATGCGCGGGTCGGCAACAGACCAGCGTCCATTGTCCTGGCGGGCGCTCGCGGAAACCGCGCCGCACTGGTCATTCCAGCTGGTGACGCCGTAGTGCCCACCAGTTAAGTAGGCATCGCCCTTGCCGCGTTTCATGCCTGGGCGTGGATCTTGAACAGCAAAAGCACCCTGGCCGGTGGTGCTGCCGGAAATGACCGTGCGCGATACGCCATCCCACTGGGCCACGTTGTACTTGGCGTGCCCAATGCCCTGGTCGCGTGGATCAGCAATGCATTGACCGCCGGCGCTTGGCGATTGGCCGCCAGTGACCGTGCCGGCTGGGCCATCCATCTTGCACACCCGGTACACGTTGTTGTGACGAACACCAGCTGGCCTTGGATCAGCAACGCTGAACGTCCCTTGCCCGGGTGACTTGACGCCGATCACCGCGCCGCTCGTTTCGTCCCAGTGCCGAACACCGTACTGCTGGTATTGCAGGGCGCCAGCTCGGGCCCTTGGATCGGCTACCGAAAACTTGCCGTTGGTTGGCCCGCTGCGGGCAGCAACGGTGCCGGCGGTTTCGTTCCAGTCGTGAACGCCAAGGAAGCCGTCTCGGAACTGCGGAACAATGACCAAGTCGCGCAGGTAGCCGTCCTCGATCGCTAAGTCATTCAGGCAACGCCAGTCCTTGCCGGCTTCGACCAGGGCGAGGCGCACCCATGTTTTCCATTGCAACGCCGGCACCCGGTGCATAGGGCCCGCTGCTTCGACATCGCCGGCCATGGGCATGCGGCCCAGGATCGAACCGACCGACTTGAGGGTTTTCTTTTCCGGCTCGTACAGGAAAGGCGGCACCTTCTCGATGTGCCTGGCAACCAGCAAGAAGCGCTTGCGGCTCTGGGCCAGGCCGCCGATCACGCCACAGTCGTGGGTGGTTTCTGCAACCGCGTAACCGTAGTGGTTCAGAAGCTTGTTGATCTGGTCCAGCAGGTGCCGGCCACGGGTGGCCAGGCGGGGTACGTTCTCGAAAACGATCAACGATACCGGGTCATCCTTCCAGGCTTCGCACATCAGCCACACGCAGCGCAGCGTCAGTTCGTTGAGGGCTTGGTACTTCGGTGTAAGGCTCATTGTCTCGGACAGCAAGCCCGAGGCGCCTTTGCATGGGCTGCTGATGAACACTGCATCGGGGCGTTCGTAGCCGGCGGCGCGGCGCACATCGTCTGGGCCAACCTCAACCCAGCCCGGCGGTGGCTGTTTGCCATGAAACGCGGTGTACATGCTCAGGGTGAATAGGTCCATCAGGGTGCCCGGCACGCCGGACAGCCGTTGGAAGTCGCGCAACCCGGCCGGGTCAACATCGATGCCGCCGATGCACTGCCACTCGGCTTGCATGTTTCCCACCACGGGCTTGGCCTTGTTGAACCCTTTTGCGCCGCCGCCGAGGCCGCAGCAAAAATGGAAGTGCTTAAAAATTCGCTTGAGCATCATGGGGCGGATTCCTTAGAGAAATAAAGAAGGCGCCAGGAGGCGCCTATACGAGTGTTTCGAGCAGATGGTTATTTCTTCTGGTAGGTCTTGGTCAGTGCCGCGTTGATCGTGTTGCCGCGCCTGAGTACGACATTGGCCAGGGCAGACCGGGCTTTCTGGCTATGACTGGCCTGGCTGAGCAGCCCGAAGTAGCTGTTGGCGGTTTCCCGAAGCTCTTCCGCCGGCGCCGCTGCGGTCCGTTTTATGGCCTGGGCTAGTGATCGCTTGCGAGTGGTTCGCCGCCAGGGCTTGATGACGTGGCCAACGAAGTCAACGCCACGATCCACCGGTTGCAGGATCGTCTTCGTGGGGTTCAGCCTGGCGCCGAGTCTGGGCAGGAATGCTTCCACCTCTGCCAACCACTGGTTGAGCTGCTGCGGCGACTCATGCAGGAACACGAAGTCGTCGACATACCGGATGTAGTGCTTGGCGCGCAGCCGGTGCTTGGCAAACTGGTCGAGGGCGTCGAGGTAGACGTTGGCGAAGAACTGCGAGGACAGGTTGCCGATCGGCAGGCCGAGGTGCGCTGGCTGGGCCACCAGGCGCTTGTGCTGCGGAACCCGGTTGAACAGATGGGCCGGGCTCCGCGTCTCGTAGTCCTCGCGCGGGTCATGCATGAGGATCTGCGTGGCCAAGGCCAACCACCAGGGTTCGGTGATCTTCGCGGCCAGCTGCTTGCGCAACACAGCCTTGTCGATGGCGACAAAGAAGTTGGCCAGGTCGAGTTTGAGATACCAGCAGGGCTTGGACCAATTCTGCGAGGCGCTGCGGATCTTCGACTCAAGCCGGGTGGCAGCGTACAGCGTGCCGCGCCCTGGAATGCATGCGCAACTGTCCGCTATGAAGCTGGCGTAGAAGCGCGGTGCCACATGGTTGTACAGCAGGTGGTGGACGACGCGGTCCCGAAAGGCTGCCGCCCATACTTCGCGGGCTTTCGGCCGAGTGACCACGAAACAGATGGATCGGCCTGGACGGTAAGTGCCGGTGACCAGGTCGTCGTGCAGTTGGATCAGGTTCCGTTCCAGGTCTATTTCGAATGCCAGTGCGCTGGCGCTGTTGCGCTTCGTGCGGCGGCAGTCGTAATAGGCCTGGACCAGATCCTGAAACGGGTAGGGACCAACAGTCGGATCTGCGGACGGGGCGGACGCGGAGCTCGTTGTTCTTGTCGTTGTTGTTCTGATTGCCATCATCGAAGTTCATGTTGAATGCGTTGTTGGCGGAGCGCTGCGACCTATCGTGCTATCTACGTCGCCAAGCCGAAGGCAGAGCCGATCAGCAAGGAAACTGCGCGGGACCTGCGCGGACGCTTTAGACCGTCGGTATCCCTGATGCGCATGGCGGTGACCCAGAGGTCAGCGGCACGACCAGATTCAATTCGCACAGACCTGAAAGCCGTAGCTCTCAAATGGCGGGCGCGGTTGGGGTGGAGCGTTTCCAGGCGTTAGCCTGTTTGCCAATTGAGGTTGTAACCTCGATTGCTTTGGCGTGCTGCGGGATGCTGATGAAGCGATTGTCTTTGAAGAGGCGCATCAGGAATTCGATCACCTGGATCTTCTCGACCAGTTCGGTCAAGTACTGTCGCCGGTCCCGTGTGGCATTGGCCCTGGCAATCAGCATCAGTACGTCGATGCATTCATCGATGACACGCTTCCCGAGTTGCTGCTTTAGATCGCGGGGTACATTGCGGGTCAGGTTCGTGGCCATATGTAGCAGGCCCATCGCCGCGTTATAGATCGACAGTTCCGTGTGCATAGCCATCGGGCTTGCTCTCCAAGAGCAACCGGCCGCAAGCGGCCGGATTAAAGGAATGAATTAATCAAGTAATTCGCTGCGGACGGGGCGGACGCGGAGCTCGTCGGTCTTGGCGCTGGTGCCCTGATAGCCATCATCGAAGAGCATGGTGAAAGCGTGGTAGGCGGAGCGCTGCGTGGATGACCAGTACCAGGTGTCGCGGAAAGCTTCGGCGCCGCCCTCTTGGAATGCCTCGTGAGCGGTTTGCAGCGGGTTTTCCTCGCTGTACAACTGGCCTACAGGCTCACTGTGCGGGTTATCACCGTTGCGTGAGTTCGCCCAGTTCTCTTCGGTGGTGGGCTTGAAGTAGCGATATTGCAACTCTTGCACGTCGCGCGCCGGGATCGCCCAGTCAGCGAAACCACCGATGTCCATGGCTAGCACTTTGGCTGCCAGCTCGCTGCCTGCCGCAGCCATTGCCTGGGTGTTCGCCAGGCTGTCGGTGAAACTGTCGGCACCTTCGATCTTCTCGCCGTATTCGCCCCACTTGCCGATCAACTCATGCTCGGCGCCGGCGGTGATGTGCAGGGAGAGCTGACCGGTTACCGGGTCGCGGGTGATGCCGGTGACGAAGCCGCCGCCGTAGGCCTGACCGATGGCCGGGGTGGTTACTGCTGCTTTCTCAACTGCTGACATGGTGCTTCCTCTTTTCGAAGGCAACAAAAAAGGCGCCGTGCGCCCTGGTGTGCCGGATCAAGAACGAATGAATGAAGGATTAAATAAAGTATCTGCGGACGGGGCGGACGCGGAGCTCGCCGTCCTTGCCGTCGCCGTACTGAACGCCAGCACCGAAGTGCAGGCCGAACGCGCTGTAGGCGGAGCGCTGCGATGATGACCAGTAGTAGCCCTTGCTGATCAGGTCATAAGCCCATGCCTGATGCAGCTGCGCGGCTGCTGGTAGGTCGAAGTCGCTGTGGCCGTCAGCGGTATAGGCCCGCGCCGATTCGGCTGCTGGGTGATTGCCTGCAGCGATCAGTGCATCAGTGTTGGCCTTGCCGTCCCACTTGCTGGTAGCGGCTGACTCTTCCTGATAGCGACCCCACTTGAATTCGCCCAGGTCTTCGTCGCCGAGGATCAGGTAGTGGGCTGGGACATCACCGCATGCAGCAACGTAGCCGGCGTTGATACCGCCTTGTCCGATCCAGTACTCGCCGATCGCTGGAGCGCCACTGACCGTCACCGGCTGGACATTTGCCGCTGGCGGCAGCGTTTGGGCCAGCATGCCGAGCGCGAACAGTTGCACCATGCGCTCTGCTGGGCCCTTGAGCTTGAAGTCATCAATCTCTATGGAAATATTTTTGGCTTTCATTGTGAAACCTCTATGTGTGGTGGCTTATGCCACCTGGGCAGGCGGGTTCATGGCGAAGTAGATGCGGGCACAGGCTTCGGTGTCGGGCCGCGCGCGGTGGCCACCGACCAGTTCTTCGCCGGTGAAGTGCAGCAGGGCCTCGGCCACGGATGGCTGTTTGAACTGGTTACCGAAACCGGCGGCTATCATCTTGGGAGTGGGCGGGCACTTCACCAGGTTCTTGCTGGACTGGCAGGTGCAGTAGCCGGGGGTGGTCTTGAAGGCGTTGGCCGCTTCCTTTCCTCGGTACCGGGACAGGGCAACACGCATGATCCGGTCGTCAAAGTTTATGTTGTGGGCGACCCGCAGGCCGGAACGGTCGTGAATCGCCATGAAACCGTCCAGTGCCTCCGACTCAGGGATACCCAAGTCCATGGCCATTTCGTTGGTGATGCCGTGGATCGCGGTCACGTCAGCGGGGATCACCCAGCCGTCAGGCCGTACCATTGCCTCAAAGGAATCGACCAGGGCGCCGTTGGCGTCGTAGGCCAGAATGCAGATGTCCACCAGGTGCGGCTGGCGAGAGTCTAGGCTCGACTCGCGGAACAGAGGCAGGCCACACGTTTCCGTGTCGTAGACACAAATCAAATCGCTCATATTGGTAGCTCCAGGGTGTGGTTGAGGTGGCGGCGCGACAATGATTTTCCCGCCTGAACTGGCTGGGTAACGGCGTCGGTGCCATTCCACCCAAGGTCAATTCGCCGCTGATAGGTGCCGCGCCCCACGCCGTTTCTGATTTCCCAGTCGCGGACGGTAAAGCTGATACAGCCAATGCGGATCACGTTGTTGCGACAGGTGTTTCGGCTCTGCTCGCCAGGCGTTGCCCAGCGACAGTTTTCCGGCTCATACGGGCCAGACGACTCTTTGCGATCGAGCGTGTGCAGTTCAGTTGGCGGCATTCCCATGTCTGCCACGAACAAGCCGAAGTCATTCCAGCGCTCACAGACCGTTACGCCTTTGCCGCCATAGTTGTGATAGGCAACGTGTTTGGGGTTGTTACAGCGTGCCCGCATGCCAGACCAGCGGGTGTAAAGCGGGTGTTTCCACGGCTTTCCATCCCAGCCGGGGATTGGCGTGTAAGGCATTTGGGTTTCTCCAGGCACAAGAAAGGCGCCCGTAGGCGCCTGGTGGTGTTGCGGGGCAGGGTTAAACGACTTCTTCCAGCGTGGCGACCACCTTGAAGCTGTGATCAAACGCCGATTCACCCTCGGTTTCGATCTCGACCACTTTGTCGTCGAGCAGGCGCAGCAGTAGGGTGGCTGTCTTGTCGCTGTCGATGGCCAGGCGGCTTTGCACCCAGTGACCCTTGAACGCCTTGCTGTTGGACTTGAGCACGATCAGTTGCTTGGCATCGTCGTAGGTGAACTCGCCGAACTCTTTGTCCAGATCGGTGCCGGCGTTGTCAGCATCACCGGTACGCTCGGCAAGCTCTTCGGCGGTGCCCAGCAGACTCTCACCGTCCGGCTCGTCTGGTCCGGTTGGAGTTGTCAGCGTCGGGCGCAGCACCTCGCGTGCGCCGTTGGAGTTAATCGCCGTAACGATCCCCACTTGCTCCATGCCTTCAAGGATGCGTGCGGCGCGGTTGTAGCCGATCTTGAACTTGCGCTGAACCGCCGAAATGCTTGGGCGGCGGGATTCGATGACGAACACAACGGCATCGCTGTACAGAGGATCTTCGCCCTCTGGCACGTTGTCGTCATAGCTTGCGAGCTCGTCCGCGCTGGCGCTGCCACTGGCGAACAGGCTGCCGGTCAGGTCGCTGACGTGCAGCGGCAAGTCCGGTTGGTCGCGTTCAGCTTTGATGCCGTCCAGGCCCTCGGCGTAATCGTTCGGCGCCAGCACCAGCAGGCAAAGGCGCCCAGCAACATCAATGAGGCCATGACGGTTCGGGTCTTGGGCATCAATCGCCGCGGTGACCGTGATCGCCTTCGCCTTGAACTTCGCGTCAACGATGGTCACCGGGATGGTGTCGACGTTGCGGGAGTTGATAATGCTGATCGCGTTGTAGACCGATTTCTCGGCGGCTTCCGTTACACGGTCGATAACTTCCTGTTGCTGGCCTTCGTTCAGGCTGTGAAATGGCGCGCGCACATTGCGGAACTCAAACAGCGCAGCCTGCACCAGGTCGTGCACCAACAACTCATGCGCAATCATGGACGGCTCATACCCGCCAATCTTTGCGCGCTCAATAATTGCATTGTGTTCAGCTTTCATGGGCATTCCTCAGTGCTTGGCGATGCGCTCAAGCTTCGATTGTTGAGCGGGGCTCAGGTTGGTATGGGCGCCGTAACGCTTGAAGCTGGCGCGGATGTTCTCGACGAATTCCAGTTCCCATTCCCCGCTGGCGTGCAGCTCAGCGGAGGCCAGGATTCCGGCGAATTCCTCGACACTGTCGTAGATGTCGAGGATGGATTGAGCAGCCATGATCAGGCTGCGACCAGGTTGGCCTGTACTGCCTGGATGTGGTTGACCAGAGCGGTACAGATGAGCGAGAAGTCGCATTCGCGGTACAACGTTGCCCCGCGCTCCCGGGCGGCAGGTTCAAACCCAAGCGAGCCCATGAAGCTGGCCGAAACGACGAAGCCGAGGCGGTCGCTCAGGTCGCCCAGCTTGAAGTGCCGGCCATCGTCGACGGGCTGTTGAACTGCGGCAGCCGTCTTGATCGGCGTGGCGGTGACCGGCGCCGGCTGTTCCGTGGCTTTCACCGGCTGCTCAACAACTGGCTCAACGACCTGCTGTTGCTGCTGGGCTGCGAGCTGCTGCGCCTTTTCATCCTCCAGGCGTTTGAGCTCGGCCTGCTGCTGTTCATGCTCGTTGATCCTGACCTTGATCAGCGCCACCAGGTCATCGTTAGCCTTGAGCGCCAGGTCCTGGAAGTCGTGGAACAGGAACTTGTAGTCAGCTGCCAGCTCGTTAAGGCTGGCTTGGTTGACTCGGATTCCGTCGGCGATCCGGCTGGCTTCGATCTTCGCCCGGGCCAGTTCGCTGTCGGCGGCTTCCTGGAGGCTGGACACCGATTTCTTGCCCTTGATGGCGCCTGCAAAGTCAGAAGGCACACGCGGCATGCGGATGCGGCCGCCCAACGTGCTGTTGATCTGGTCGATATGGTCCTGCAGGGCCTTGGCCGCATCCATGACGATATCGCTGCGGATCATTTCCTTGCGGGCCTTGACCAGCTTTTCCAGTTCTAGGCGCTTGCGTCGGGTCTCGGCCGTGATGTCATCAATCGCCTTGAACAGCACGTCGATGCTTTCGGTCTGGCTCAGGGCGTGTTCTTTTGCGGCCTTGAGTTTGTCCTCAACCTCGCTGCACCACTTGACCGTGGCGTCAGCGTCGGCGAAGTCCTGGTCGGTTTTCAGCTCGGTGCTGATGTTGCTGATAACGGTGAGGGCGTGCGACTTGAAGGCGTCCAGGTTGCTGGCGGTGACCATGCCCGTGACGTCGATGCGCAGCGCGGGCAGTTGATCAGGGGCGGCGCCGATTGCCTCGACCTTGGTTTCCTGCGGGACGAATTCACCCAGGTCCTGTTCGAACTGTGCCCAACCGGCGATCAGTGCTTCACGGCGCCCCGGTACCGGGCTGTACTCCATGCTCACGTACTTGTCGCGGGTGCCATCCGAGCAGACGAAAAGCACGCGTTCTGCACCGCTGACCAGCAGCTGTTGCTCCAGCTGCCAGTAATAGTGCGGATCCAGCTCGCCGGCGCGGATCTGCGTTGCGACCTTCTCGTTCCACAGTTTGTGCTCAAACAGGACGTCCACGAGCATCGTGGCGCCATCCATCGATGCCAGCAGGTTGCCGCTGGTACCGACGATTGGGTAAAGCTCCTCGCCGATATCTTCTTCGGCCAGGGGACGTGCCATTTCCTCGGTGGCGTGGCCACGGTCGAACGCGGCCTGCTGCTGCGGGGTGACATCCGGAACAATGCCGGTCTTTTTCATCGCCAGCAGATCGTTGCGGGTCTGGAACTTCGAAGCGCCCATCATCGCGGGCGCCTCCGAAGCGGTGAAGTGACTTGCGCGAAGGGCCAGCCATTCCGGCGTGCCCTGCTGGACGTTATGCACTTTCATTGGTGGCTTCTCCTTCGATTGGGGCCAGAGCGCGGATGCGCTCTTCTTGCTCAGGGGTGATGGTGTATTTGCTGGTAATGGTGGAAATGATGTGGTCCGGATCCGTGCGGCCTCCAGCGATCAGGCCGCGCCACTTCTCGCTGCTCTCTTCGAGCTTGCTGTCGGGATAGGCCGCCAGCACCTTGGGTTCTTCGGTTTTGCGGGGCAGGGACTGGTTGAGCTCGCGCTCGGTTGGGATGTCCTGGACCTCTTCGGCCATCGGCATGCCGCGCAGCACGTCGGGGAAGGCGTCGCGCAGGGCAAACGACCTGGCGCGCATCTGGCGCATACGCTTCGGGTACTGGGCCCAAGGGCCTTGCTTACCCTTGAGCCCGGCCTGCTGGGCGTCGGTCATGCTGAACGTGCGGGTCTGTTCGTCTTCGCCGACACGCTTCACCCGGCAGGAAGCCGTCTCGCCGTCGTCGGTTTCGTACACGTACTCACACAGCGGCGAGCTGCGGACCAGGGCGATAACCGCGTCACCCCAGAGCGATGGGCGCCCGTTGATGACCGCAATGCTTTGCATGGCCTGCATGGGCTGCAGGCCCAGCTCCATGCCCCACTGCACGGCCACCAGAATGTTGGCGGGTTTTCGCTGGAAGTCCTTAGGAACGATGTCGGAGTTGGCGAGGTAGTCAGCGAATTTCAACGCCTCGTCGAGGTTCTGCGGCGCAAGACTGAACGTCTGCTTGATGGCTAATTCGGACACAAGAGTTTCCTTGCCGCGACGTGCGCAGCATTGAGGGTTGGAAGGGGTTATTGAGTGATCAGGCCGCCGATGGCGGGGCCCAGTAGAACGACGGTGAGGAAGGTCAAGCCAACGATGGCCGAGGTCCAGCGGATGGCGCGCCGCCGGTCACGCTGGCGGGTGGTCATGGGTTCGACCACTGTTCGTCTGTCAGCTCGGGCCGCTGATCCTTGTACCGATGGATGCGGCACGTTTGCTGGGGCAGAAGGATTGAAGGGTTTGCCCGTGGCAGCAGGCGCTGGCACTCGGGGCATGGAGCGCCGTAGGAGGCTCGCAACCGCTTTTTGTGGTCCTTGATGGCCCCGTGCATTTCGGCAACGTCGCTCATGACACCCTCGCAATCAGCATGCCGCGCCGCACTTCAATGCGGATTCGGCGGGGTAGATCGTTGACCAGAAAAAAGCCCTGATTTTCCAGGGCCTTGGTCAGTTGTTTGGCGGTTCGGCAGATGATCGTCATGGCGCTGACCTCCGAATGTCGGCAATAAACGCCTCGGCCTGAATCTGATACAGGCGGTTGAAGCGATCTTTGTAGTGGGAGAACTCGCCATCATCGATGGCACCGAGCGCGTAAGCCATTTCCATGGCCATGCTGGTTTCGGCGAACAACTGAGACGACGTGTCACCGTTGCGGATGCAGTCGAAGCGGGCGTCGATCATGCCCACTGCGATAACGTTCGCGCGGCTCATGCTGCCCACCGTTGCCGGCGCTTGATGGCGTCGATCTCAACCCACAGCCCCAGCGTGATCTGCAGCCCGTACTGATGGGCCAGCACCGGCAGTTGATAGTCCGGCACATCCATCCGGATGCCGTCTTCGTCGTAGCAGATGCCAGACACCAGATTGAATTCCAGCTCCCGCTCGCCCTGGGCGTCCCAGTCGCTGTTCCAGCTGCCGGGGCAGGGCGGTTCATTCACGCAATGGGTTACCTCCACCTGGAGGACAAACCCCTCAACAACTATTTCGTGTTCCATGGTCGCCTCCAGAGGCGGTGATTACATCCGTCTGCCCACTCGGTGGAATGGACAGAGGTGATGCGGTCAGAAGAAAACGATGCAGCAAGGACCGTCGTAACCGTCCTCGCAGACAAATGCTTTGGCTTGTCCGGTTGCCACAGTCCAGCCCTGAACGTAAACGGTGCCGGCGTACCGGCTCTTGATCATGATTTGCATGGGTAATACTCCGGTTGTTTTCCCAATGCACCCGTCGCCAGGTGCATCAGTGAAAGGTTCCGGTGTTGCTGGCCGCTGTTACACGCCACCTGCGGACTGGGCGATTACTTGTTCGGGAGCCCTGAGGGCTCAACAGGTCGCCACGCCCAAGCAGGCTGCAACCTCTCCAGTCTTGGCGCTTTACGCTTCGCGCCTTGGGTGGAGGCCCCCCATCTGGTCTGTTCAGGCCTGACCATTGCTGCCTTTGAATCTGGGCCGGTGGTGATCCGGCAAGGTGAGGCGGTGGAACTAAAGAGCGGTATGAATCTGCGCCAATCGCAGAACATGGATTGCATTATGCGCAGAATAGTTTCTGCGTCAAGCGCAGATTTTGAATTTCAGGCACAAAAAAGCCCGCGCAGTGGCGAGCTCAGATTTGGAGGGTGTCGGCTATAGGTTGTGGATGATCAGCCAGAGGAAGAAAGCGGCGCCGACAACGAGGGTTATCAGTTCACCCTGTGAGGTTTTTTCGCCCATCAATGCGCAGGCAATGCAGGTGACCAGGCAAACGGCTGTGCCAAAACATAACATCAGTCCTGCATAAGCCCAATCGAATATGAGCGTTACACCGGCCAGGCAGATCAGGAACAAGCCGCAGGCGAAGGCTGTGCCCGCAATGGCGTTCCTGGTAACTGCAGGTTTATCTGTCAATTGCATGGATGCACCCAGTTAAAGGCCGGTCATCTTTGTGTCGACCACCCGACCAATCACCTTACAGTCGCCGTCGATTTGAATAGTACGGTAGCTTGGGTTCAGCGGCCTCAAGTATCGCAGGCCCGCGTCTTCCATGTACTGCTTGAAAGTGCTTTCGCCGTTTTCCAGCTTCACCACATAGTACTTGCCACTGATCAGGTCGGCCTCAGGCATCACCAGGATTCTCGAACCCTCAGGAAAGCTTGGGTTGCCGGCGCATGTCATTGAGTCCCCGCGCACGTCCAGCCAGAAGCCGTTTTCACCGGCATTCTCAGTAGAGGCGAGCCACGTTTCCGCGTCGCCCGGTTCGAAGTTGTCGCAGGATTCCGCCCACTCGCCAGCAATAACCCAGCTGATCAATGGATATTCCTTAGAGCCCCGGCTTGGTTGCAGGGCCATCTGCACGTTCGACATTCCAGTGTCTTGGGGTGAGTCCATTCCCTGGCCTGCCTGGGCCAGCTTGATGCCAAGCACTTCCATGATGCGCTTGAGCTTTTCGGGCGTGGTGCTCTGTTGCCCTCGTTCCAGGCGTGACAGGTTGCCCGTGTCCGAATCGACCTGGTTGGCGAGTTGTTCGAGGGAAAGCTTTTTGGCTTTCCGTGCTGTTCTGATGATTTGACCAATATCCATCTGCCGATTTTCCGGTGTTGCTGCGTTGTGCGCAAAGCGATAGGCGCAGAATTTGTTTGCTTTAAATCTGCGCTAATCGCAGAATCGTACCTGAAATCAACTCAGGGCCTTGCCATGACTCCTTTAAAACGCGCACGAATCGCCAAGAAATGGACGCTCGCCGATGTTGCGGCACGTCTTGCAGTGCTCGGCGACACCATCGATTCCGGCAACCTTTCCCGCGTAGAGCGCGGTGTACAGCGTGCCTCGACCGTATTGGCCGAGAACCTGAGCCGGGTATTCGATGGGGAGATCACTGAAATCCACATCCTTTACCCGGAGCGCTTCAAAGGCGCTTCTGAGGCGGCGTAATCATGTCGACGAGCCCATTGAACCAAGAGCAGACCGTAAGGGCCCGCAAGAACTATGTGGTTCTCATGCAGAAGCTTGCATCGATCGGCAACGGCCCTGTCGCGCTTGCAGTGGGTTGCGATGAAGCAACCATCAGCCGCATGAAGCCGGAGAAGTTTCAGCAGTTCGCTGAAATCCTTGCCGTGCTGGGGTTGAAGATCGTCCCCGAGGAAATGCGCTGCTTTAACGAGCAAGACATTGCGATGTTTATCCATGGATCGAAGCGTTGGATGGAACACATCCAGGGTGTTGACCAGCTGGAAGAGGGTTAACCGTGCCTTCCTTCCAGATCAATGACGCAGAGTGGACAGCCCTGGCCGATGAGCCAGCGGACGTGTTCAAGCTTTACTGCGCCATACGCCGGTTTATGGACTACAGGACGGGCGTGTCTGGTAAAAAACGGCGCCTGAGCGAACAAATGTTCCGCGAAGAGCTGTATATTGCTCCCACGCGTGGCCGTCATGAGTCTGGATCCCCTACCAGGCAGAAGGTCAGATCGCTGGTTGATCGCCTGATCACCATTGGTGCAATAACCCCCGTTGGCCCCCTTGTTTATCAGCTTCCAAATGCGGACTGGGATGGTGCGTCCAAATCATCAGCAACCGATGAACAACCAGATCAGCAACCAGATCAACAACCACCGGAAAACCCAATAGAGCCCAATGAAACCGAGGGCTTTGAAGGGGCTGATGAAGGATCAGCAACCGGATCAGAATCAGCCGACCCCCTGATCAACAACCTACCTCCGATATCCGTTAATCCTATTGATGGTATTACCCGCGAGGGTCGCTTTCCGATGCCGCTGGACGGCTGGGGCGTGGATCAAAAAACCTTCAAGGCTATCGCTTTCAAAAACTCGGTCCCAACCTCCGCGCTCACGACTGAGGTTCTTGCCGCGTTCACCTCGTACTGGTGGGCACGCCCCGAGAAAGAGCAATCCCAAGCCCAATGGGAATTCCAGCTCGTACAGCATCTGAACAACCTCATTCAACGCGCCAAATCCAGCGGGAGCACCGCCAATGGACACACTCGACCCGAAAACGCTGCCCAAGACCATCAATGCCAGGGTTCCAAACCAAATCAACGGAATCCTCGACAAGGCCCACTCTCAGCTCCAGACCGGGTCAGAGCAGCCATTGCCGAGCGAGACGCCAGAGAGGCTGTCGCAAGGCCTGCTGGACAACCTGTGGATCAAGATGAGCGAGATGTACGGCCACCGCTGGACGTCGAATTTCGGCGTATCAGCTGATCCTGGTCACTCGTGGGCAACCGTCCTCAAGGGCTTAACTGGACAGCAGATCGCCAACGGCCTGAACACGCTGGTGGAAAAGGGCGAGGAATTCGACTGGCCACCGCCGGCGAACGTCTTTCGCTCGATGTGCCTACAGGTCAAAGGTTTGCCATCGGAAGCCCAAGCCTGGGACGAAGCCCGTTCCGGTAAGTACAGTCACCCGGCCGTGCGCATCGCCGCCGAAGCCACCAGCACGTTTGATCTGCACGGCGGTTCGAATAACGACAAGGCTTTGCGCCAACGCTTCGAACGCAACTACGCCATCGTCATGCGCCGTGCACAGACCGGCCAGAACCTGGAAGGGCGAATCTCCAAGGGCATTGGCCACGACAGCATGCGACCGCGCGAGCAGGTGCAGCTGGAGTACTCCCGCCAGGAAGCTGACCGCATCGTTGACGTTCTCGAAATACCCAAAGACCCAAAAGCATGCCGCGCCCAGCTGCTGGCAACGCTTGGCATCCGGAGAGACAAGCATGCATGACCTCAAGCCGGTTTCGTTCGTAGTCCCAACCGAGCCCCAGGGCAAAGGCCGTGCCCGCATCGGCAAGGTCGGCAACTTCGCCCGCATGTACACCCCGGAAAAGACCGTGGCCTACGAAGGACTGATCGCGTTGGCCGCTCAGGACGTCATGCAGGGCCGAGAGCTGATCGAAGGGCCGGTGATGATCGAGCTGCGCATTGTCCACTCGATCCCTCAATCCAAGTCGAAAAAGTGGAAGGCCCAGGCACTGGCGGGGGAGATCCCATGCACCAAAAAGCCAGATGCAGACAACGTCCTCAAAGCCGTCTGTGACGCTCTTAACGGCGTTGTGTTCAAGGATGACGTGCAAGTTACGGACGGATCGTTTAGACGGCGCTGGGGAGCTATACCGGGCGTACACGTGCGGATTGTGCCGCTGTGCCTGTGAAAGATCGGCAATACGCGAAAATACGCAATGAGGGGGATTTATGAGACTGATCAGCGCACGGCAAGCATGGCGGGAGGCGCTTCACGAGAGCCGCGACTCGGTGCTGGCAGCAGCCCAAGAGCGCATCAAGCTCGGTAAGCGGGGCAGGGTGATCGGTGAAACCATGCCCTCGATGCGTGACAGCAACGGCCGGTGCGCGCACATGCTCGCTGCCGGCCTTGTGCAATCTGCCATTGGGACGCTGCCAAAGCCGCTGCAGCACTTCGGGCACGCGCTGTACTCGCCGGTTGCCAATGGCCAGGACATCAACGTCGCGCACGCTCTGGTCTGGTTGACCGTGGACCTGGGCGAATGCACCGCCAAGCGCAAGGAAGTGGCGTACTGGATGGCCCTGGCCGCGATCAAGAGCCACCAGGCCGCTGTCAACGGACGTGAAGCCTGGGGCCCTGGCCGTGTGGTTGAGTTCGTGCACGACTGGTACGGGACGAAGGTCAGCGTCAGTCATTGGGCGCGCGACTGGGCCGCGATCTGGGCAGCCATCGCCAGCACCGTCGACACCTTGGACGCGAAGGCCTTGAAGCCTGTGGCGGCGGTCATCGTCAAAATGGCTGAGCGCCGTGTGTTCGGCACCAGCAGGTGGGATCTGTACGACCGTGAACACGTCGCCGACCTTCGGGCCGAGGCCTACGCCGCTCGCCGTGACGCTTCTCGCAGTGCGCTGCATGCACGCCTGAACGCCATGGGCACCGAGCAACTGCGCCGGTGGTTCCGCCGCATGAACGCCTACGGTGCCGCGTACCGCCGTGAATGGGGCAGCGACACGCAGGAGAACCCAGGCCGTCACCTGGTGTACAGCGACAGGATCAGCGAGTACTGGAGCCAACGTCAGCGCGTGGGAGACGTGACAAAACGGGTCGCTTGACCAAATGGCGAGTGTTCCGGTATCTTTTTCCCACGTTGCAAAGTTACGTCCAGCTCCCAGAAACCCGCCAAGTGCGGGTTTTTTGTTGCCTGAATTTCAATCTTGAGCCTCGCCGTCGTGCGGGGCTTTTTCGTGTCTGGGGTCGCAAATGGCAGAGCCAAGCAGCGGTGCAGTGTTGGCCGCTCAGGCGGCTGCGGGCGTGGCAGGTGTAACTGGCGTGACGGCGGCGAGCATGATGCCCGGAGTCGACGTGAACGCAGTGGTTGGGGCGTTCGCCGGCGCCATGTTCTTCGTGGTGTTCGCCAAGGATCTAAAACCCTGGGCTCGCTTCGGCTACTTCATCGCGTCGTGGGTGCTGGGTTATTACGTGGCCAGCGAGGTCATCGGGCGCGAATGGGCCAGGACTTCCGGTCTGGTCGCCTTCTTCGGCGCGCTGTTCTGCGTTGTCGTGTGCATCAGTCTTCTGGAGTGGATCGATGGCGGCAAAATTCCGGGATGGCTGCAATGGGTCGCCGATAGATTCGGAGGTAGCCGTAATGGTTGATCCATGGACTTTGGCCGCTGCCGCGATTTGTGGCGCGATCTGCTTTCGAATCACGGTTTACCAGCGCCAGGGCGCCCGGTATCGCGCCGGGGTGTCGTGGTGTGCCTACGCCTTGGCCGCTGCAACTGGCTGCGAGTGGTTGTCGGTGATGCTGGCCATCCTGCTTGCCAAGCCGGCCACCGCCGTTTCCCCGTTCATCCTGATCGTGCTGCTGGTGCTGGCAGTACTTGTCTACCGCGCCGGCGGCAACGTCGCACGCATCCTGAGAATGGACTGATGAAAATCACACCTTCCCACCTGGTGGCAATCCTCCGCTGCCAGGACGCAACCGCGCGCCTGTGGGCTGACCCGCTGAACAATGCCTGCGCCATGTACCAGATCGACACGCCGTTGCGCCTTGCTGCGTTCCTGGCCCAGGTCGGGCACGAAAGCGCCAGGCTTTCACGGGTGGTCGAGAACCTGAGCTACAGCGCCACTGCGCTGCAGCGCACCTGGTCCAGCCTGTTCGATGCCAAGACCGCCGCCGAGTACGCCCACCAGCCAGAGCGCATTGCCAACGTGGCGTACAACGGCCGCTTGGGTAATACCGCTCCGGGCGACGGCTGGAAGTACCGGGGGCGTGGCCTGATCCAGATCACCGGCAAGACGAACTACACCCTGTACGGCCAGTTAATGGGCCTGGATCTGCTCAACACCCCGTCGCTGCTTGAATCCCCGAAGAACGCGGCTAGCTCTGCCGTCTGCTTTTGGCACACGAACGGGCTGAACGCCCTGGCCGACCTCGGGGACATCCAGAACATTGGCAGCATCATCAACACCGGTCGCCGTGGCCGTACACCGAATGGTGCCGCTGAGCGCCAGGCGTTGTACCAAGTGGCGCTAAAGGTGTTGGCATGAAATACCGCAAGCCGACCGAACACGTCGACGCCATGCAGTACACGGGCGCGAACCTCGACGAGGTCATGGCGTTCTGTTCGAACCTGGTTGAGTCGGGCGGCTTCGGCTTCACCGACCGCGTCAACGGCCAGTTGGTCATGAACTCAGCGGCCGGAACTGAGCGTGCAATGCCTGGCGACTGGATCGTCATGATTGCCGACGGATCGCTAAAGGCCATGAAACTTGAGGCGTTCGCCGCCACGTATGAGCTGGATGAATGAAATCCCACACCACCGAGGCTATCCCCGTGAACGACCAAGCAATCGAACAGGAAATCCAGGCCAAGGGCCTGACCGCGCCGCGCGTCACCCCGGCTGACCTGCAAGCCAATATCAAGGGGTGCCACTACTTCACTGCTCAAGACGGCGTGCATGGCAGCGACCCCCATTTGGCGCAATACACCGACAAGTCGCTGGACCTGCTGACGTTCTGCGTGCTGGTGCTGCGCAACGGCTTCACGGTCACCGGTGAGAGTGCGTGCGCCAGTCCGGAGAACTTCGACGCCGAGGTGGGCCGCAAGATCGCCCGTCAGAACGCCGAGCAGAAGGTCTGGCCGCTGATGGGCTACGCGCTCAAGCAGCAGCTGCACGTCGCCGAGAATGGTCCGTGGCCATGCCAATCCTGTCGTGATGCCTTTCCGGCTGGTGATGCTTCCGAAGACAAGTCAGCCCCAGTGCAAGCTGAGTAAGGAATCCCACCATGATCCGCTACCTCATTGCCGCACTCGCTGCATGCCTGGTGCTGATCTACGGCGGATGGAGCCACATCCAGGGACAGGCCAAGGACATGGCCGTTGCGAAGGATCGCATTGACACCCTTGAGCGCGTGGCCGAGTCACGCAAGAACACCCAGCGCCTGCTGGCCCAGCTCGACACCGAACACACAAAGGCCCTGACCAATGCGCAGACCACTAACAATCAGCTTCTTGCTGCTGTCGCTACTGGCGCTCGCCGGCTGTCCGTCAAGGCCACCTGTCCCGCTGTGCGAAACGCCACCGCCACCGCCGGCCTGGGTGATGCAGAAGCGCGAGCCGAACTTGACCCAGCGGCTGGAGCAAGAATTGTCGCCATCGCCAACGACGGCGACGAAGGACTGATAGCCCTGCGCGCGGCACAGGACTACATCAACACCGTCTGCCTGGGCGGTACCAATCAAAAGGGGCAGTGACCTATGGCCGCTCTAACCACGAAGCAACAGGCGTTTGTTCTGGAATTCCTGGTTGACCTGAACGCCAGCCAAGCGGCCATCAGGGCCGGGTATGCGCGCAAGGGCGTAAACGCCGCGTCGTACTCCCTCATGCAGCGACCGCACATCGCAGCCGCGATCAAGGCAGCGATGGAGGCCCGCAGCCAGCGGACCAAGGTCGATGCCGATTACGTGCTGAACCGCCTCACCGAGATTGACCAGATGGACCTGCTGGACATTCTCAACGACGACATGTCGTTCAAGCCTCTATCCCTGTGGCCTAAGGTCTGGCGCCAGTCGCTGTCGGCGTTCGATATCGCCGAGATGTTCGAAGGCTCCGGCAAGGACCGCGATATGGTCGGGCTGATGAAAAAGATCAAGTGGCCGGACAAGGTCAAGAACCTTGAGCTACTGGGCAAGCACGTCAACGTCAATGCCTTCCGGGACCAGGTGGCGGTCGATGTAACCCTCACCCTTTCCGAACGGATGGCCAAAGCCCGTGAACGCGCCAGCAGAGGTTGACCAGGAACAGCAACTGGTCGAGGACATCCTTTCGTTTGCGCAAGACCCGCTTGGATACGTCTGGTACGCCTTCACGTGGGGCGAGCCAGGCACAGAGCTGGCGAACAAGTCCGGGCCCAGGCCTTGGCAGATTGTTGTTCTCGACTCCATCGGCAAAAAGCTGCGCGCCGGCGCCAAGGATCTTGGCGAGGTAATCCACGAAGCCACGGCCAGTGGCCACGGGATCGGCAAGTCGGCGCTGGTGTCCTGGCTGATCAAGTGGTCTGTGGATACCTGTGTCGACGCGCGCGGCGTGGTTACCGCCAACACCGAAACCCAGCTCCGGACCAAGACCTGGCCCGAGGTATCGAAGTGGAACCGGCTTTCCATCACCGCCCATTGGTTCCGTATCACGGCCACGGCGCTGATCAGCACTGACCCGGACCACGAAAAGAACTGGCGCGTGGATGCGGTGCCCTGGTCTGAGAGCAATACCGAGGCATTCGCCGGCCTGCACAACGAGGGCAAGCGCCTGTTGCTGGTGTTCGACGAGGCATCAGCCATCGCCGATACGGTGTGGGAGGTGGCCGAAGGTGCGCTCACCGACGAGAACACCGAAATCATCTGGGCGGCCTTCGGCAACCCGACCAAGACCACCGGCCGGTTCCGGTCATGCTTCACCCGGTACAAGCATCGGTGGTCTCACCGCCAGGTCGACAGCCGCACGGTTGAAGGCACCAACAAAACGCAAATCGCCAAATGGCAGCAGGACTACGGGGAAGACAGTGACTTCTTCCGTATCCGTGTGCGCGGCATGTTCCCGAGGGCTTCCGAATTGCAACTGATCCCGACTGACTGGGTTGCCGATGCGATGAAGCGGGAGCCGGTGTTTGGCCTGGACGACGCACTGGTATGCGGTATCGACATCGCCCGGGGCGGCGCCGACAGCAACGTGATTCGCTTCCGTCGCGGCCTCGACACCCGGTCAATACCCGCAATCAAGATCCCAGGCAGCGAGACCCGCAACACCACTTTGTTCATCGCCAAGGTGTGCACCGTGGTGCAGGAACACCGACCCGACGCGGTGTTTGTCGACGCCACTGGCGTTGGTGGTCCGGTTGCCGACCAACTGCGCCGCCTGATGCCTGGCATCGTGATCATCGACATCAACTTCGCCAGCATGGCGCCCGATCGGCACTACGCGAACATGCGCACCTACATGTGGTGGCAGATGCGCGAAGCATTGCGGGCTGGCCTGGCCATCGACAGCAGCGAAGAACTTGAGGCCGAACTGACCTCGCCTATGTACACGCATAACGCCAGTGACCAGATCGCCTTGGAAAAGAAGGACGACATCAAGAAGCGCCTTGGCATCTCGCCCGATGACGCCGACGCCCTGGCACTGACCTACGCCATGCCGGTGATGAAGAGCCAATACAACGACTACGGCGGTTCCGGCGCCAGCAACAACGGCCTGGAATCCGAATACGACCCCTACGCGAGTAACTGACATGTGTGGAAAGAGCATCAAGAAACTGGTCAACAAGGTGGTCGAGCTCGACCCGTTGCGCGGCGGCGACGTGATCCTAGAGGGTATGGGCTTGCCGAACATGTTTGGCGAGAACACCGGCATGTTCAACAAGGCTGAGCGGGAGAAGGAGGCGGCTAAGGCGGCAGCAGAAGCGGCTGGCTCTACTGCCTCAACGGCGGTGGCAGCCACGACTTCAAGCGACTCCGTACAGGCCGCTGTTGAGGCTGAACGCAAGCGCCGCTTGGCCCAGTCTGGGCAGAACGGCACCATCTTGACCGGTTCGTCTGGCGTGCTTGGCGGCGCCAGTACCGGGCAGAAAACGTTGTTGGGGGTGTAAGTTGGCCGACTCCCTGCGCGAACGCTGCGAGAAGCGCTACACCGCTCTCAAGAGCGAGCGCGACAGCAACTGGCTACCTGAGTGGAAAGAGCTGGGCGACTTCATCAGCCCGCGTTCTGGCCGCTGGTACAACACCGACACCAACGACGGCAAGCGCCGCGACCAGAAGATTATCAACCCGCAGGCCACGTTTGCGGCTCGCACGCTTGGCGCCGGCATGCACACGGGTATGACCAACCCATCATCGCCGTGGGTGAAGTTCGGCACTCCTGACCCAAGCCTTATGGATTACGCCCCGGTCAAGGCCTGGCTGTTCGCCGCCGAGACTGCCATGCGCGAAGTCATGGCCAGGTCGAACCTGTACAGCGTGCTGCCCAACCGCTACAGCGAAGAAGGCATTTTCGGTACTGCCCCGATGGTGGTGATGCCAGACGACAGCGATTTGCTGCGCTCGTACCCGCTGGCCGTGGGCAGTTACATGCTCGCCAATAACAGCCGCAACCAGGTGGATACGCTCTACCGCGACTTCCGCATGACTGCGCGTCAGATGGAGCAGCAGTTCGGCAAGGACAAGATGGACACCGCGTCCAAGAATCTGCTCAGCAGCAAGCCTGATGCCTGGATCGACATCTGCCACGGGATCGAGCCCAACGACACCCGCGAGAAAGGCCGCAAGGACAATACCAACATGCCGTTCCGCTCCGTGTACTGGGAGAAGAGCGGCGATAAGGATTCAATGCTGCGTGAGTCCGGTTTCAAGGTGTTCCCGGTCATGGCGCCGCGCTGGGACGTGCTGGGCGAGGACGTGTACGGCACCGGACCTGGCTCGATGTGCATCGGCACCACCAAGGCCATCCAGTTGATGGAGCGCCGTAAGGCCGAGCTGCTGGAGAAGGGCGTGCGCCCGCCCATGGGGGCGCCGGCCAGCCTCAAGAATCAGCGAGCGTCCATCCTTCCTGGCAGCATCACCTACCTCAACGATATGCAGGTGGGGGCCAAGTTTGCGCCGTTGTATGAGGTACAGCCTGCGTGGTTGAGCGCGCTTCGCGGTGAGATATCCGCCGACAGTTCGATCATCGACACCGCGTTCTTCGTCGACCTATTCCTGATGATCAGCCAGATGGACAGCGTGCGCACCGCGTATGAGATCGCCACCCGCAAGGAAGAAAAGCTGCTGATGCTCGGCCCGGTGCTGGAGCGCCAGACCGATGACCTGCTCGACCCGCTGGTAGATATGTACTTCAACCAGATGCTCGAGCAATCCATTCCCCGCTGGACCGGCATGTTGCCTGGTGCACCGCTGCTGCCGCCGCCACCCAAAGAACTGGCAAACATGGACTTGCGTATTGAGTTCACCAGCATCTTGGCCCAGGCCCAAAAGGCTATCGGGGTGTCCAGCATCGAGCGCGCTATTGGGTTCGCGGGCACCGTGGCCACCGTCACCCAAAGCACCGAAGCCTTGGACCTGCTCGATTCTGATGAAGCCATGCGCCAGTACTTCGAATTGATCGGCGTGCCTCCAACTCTGGTGCGTGCAGACGACATGGTCGAGCAGATCCGCACCCAACGCGCCCAAGCCCAGCAGGCGGCGCAGATGCAGCAGGAGCTGGGTAGCGTCATCCAAGGCGCCCAGGTGCTGAGCGAGACCGACACTAGCGGTGATAACGCCCTGACAGCGCTTGCGGGGGCTATGTGATGGCCGAGCAGCAACCCACCGAACAGGAATTGCAGGACATCGCCGACTTCAAGTGGCTGATGGGCGACTACCGCGGGCGCCGCTTCATGTGGCGAACCCTCGGCCATTGCAGGCTATTCCAATCCTCGATCGGTCCCACCGACGCAATCACGAATTACAACGAAGGCCAACGCAATGTTGGCCTTCTTCTTTTGAGCCAGGTGAATGACCTGACCCCATCGCTGTACGCGGTCATGGCTGCTGAGAACGCGCCGCAGCCGATTGCTGAACAACCCCAGGAGACAGATGAATGAGCCCTTTGATGATGAAGCTGCTTGGCCGCGTGTACATGAGCGAAGCGCCAGCCGATGGCGGGCAGGGCGGAGGTGCAGATGCACCGGCTCCCACAGCGGACGCCCCGGCCCCAGCGGCTGACGGCTCGGTTTTGACCCCGGCCGCTCCCGCAGCAGCGCCGGCGCCGGACGCAACCAAAACCCCGGAGCAGATCCAGCAGGAAGCTGATGCGGCAGCGAAAGCCAAGGAGGGGAAAGATGCTGATGGCAAGGACAAGCCTACCGGCGCGCCCGAGGCCTACGACGACTTCACCCTGCCCGAAGGCATGGAGATGGATGCCGACGTGCTTGGCGAATTCAAGAACCTGGCCAAGGAACTGAACATTCCACAGGCCAAGGCCCAGCAGCTGATCGACTTCCAGACCCAGCTGGCGACCAAGCAGGCCGAGCAGTACCAGGCGGCCGTCACCAAGCAATCCCAGGACTGGGCTGCAGCAATCAAGAACGACCCTGAAATCGGCGGTGAGAACTACGACAAGAGCGTAGCCAGCGCAATCAAGGTCATTCAGTCCTTCGGCGACCCGGCATTGACCGAGTTGCTGAATACCTCCGGGCTGGGCAACCACCCGGCGCTGTTCAAGTTCTGCCACCGCATCAGCGCGGCTATCTCGGAAGACAAGTTCGTCTTGCCTGGCAGCCAGACCGACGCACCCAAAGAAATGAGCATCATCGACGCCTTCAAGTAAGGCCCTGACCAACCGTAGGAGATACACAGATGGGCATTTTGACCTCTACCATGCCGACCTTGCTGGATAAGTTCAGCCGGGAAGACAGCCAGAAGAAGATCATGAAGATCGTCGAGCTGATGGCCAAGCAGAACGACATCCTCATGGACGCCGAATACCAGGAGTGCAACGACGGCTCCAAGCACAAGACCACCATGCGCTCGGGCATTCCTGAGCCGACCTGGCGCCTGTTCAACAAGGGCATCCAACCAAGCAAGTCCACCACCGTTCCGGTGCTCGATACCACCGGCATGATGGAAGACTATGGCTTGGTGGATAAAGCCCTGGCTGACCTGTCGGGCAATGCCGACGCGTTCCGCGTGTCCGAGAACATCGCCAAGCTGCAAGGCTTCAACAACAAAGCCGCGCGCTACATGTTCTACGGCAACACCGGCTCGGAGCCTGAAGCGTTCCTCGGCCTGGCTCCGCGCTACAACAGCCTGGCGGCAGAGTCAGGTGCCAACATCATCGACGCCGGCGGCACTGGCTCCACCAACGCATCGCTTTGGTTTGTTACCTGGGGTGAAATGACCACCCACCTGCTGTATCCGAAAGGCAGCGTGGCCGGCTTCCAGCACCGCAACTTGGGTGAAGACACCGTCAAGGATGCCGTCGGCGGCGAGTATCAGGCCTACCGTGACCACTTCAAGTGGGACATCGGCATGTCGGTACGTGACTGGCGCGCCAACTCTCGTATCGCCAACATCGATGTGACTGCGTTGACCGCTGATGGCGCCACGGGCACCAAGCTGATCGAGCAGATGATCAAGGCTTACTACCTTCTGGAAAACCCAATGCAGGGCGAAGGCCGCACGGTCATCTACGCCAACCGCACCCTGCAAACCTTCCTGCACTTGCAGGCCATGAACTCCAAGAACGTGAACCTGACTATCGGCGAATATGCCGGTAAGAAGATTCCAGAGTTCCTGGGCATCCCAATCAAGCGTGTCGACGCGCTGCTCAACACCGAAGCCCGCGTGGTCTAACGACCGCGTGGTTTTCCCCTATATCGGAGAAACCATCATGCTTTTCGACGCAAAGCTGCTCATGTCGAGCGCCCAGGCAATCACTGCCACGGCTGCATCGACCGACATCATCGACCGTGGCGACACCAAGGACGTAGGTCGCGCTGGTGATATTCCCCTGCTGATCCAGGTGGTTGAAGCGTTCAACACCCTGACCAGCCTCACCATCGACCTGCAAACCGACGACAACTCGGGCTTCAGCTCCCCGCGATCCCTGTTCCAGGTAGTTGTTCCGCTGGCCGACCTGAAGCTGGGTTACCAAACGCCAGTCATCACCCTGCCGCAGAAGACTGAACGTTACCTGCGTGTCAACTACACCGTGACCGGCACCGCGCCCACCTTGGGCAAGGTAACTGCTGGCGTGGTCGCTGGAGTGCAGACCAATGCCTAAGCGCTATGAAGTGCTGGAGCGTTCGTTTATCAACGGCCGTCTCTATGAACCGGGCGAAACGCTGGTGCTGGAAATCGACAGTCCTGGCGGCAACCTGAAACAACTCGGCGGCAGCGCACCAGCCCCCGGAAAGTCCAACGTTGACGGCCCTGAATACAGCGCCAAACACAACGGCGGTGGGCGCTACATCATCATCAGCAAGAACGGTGATCGTGTCGGCGAATTCACCGGCAACAAGGACGAAGCGGAGGCCGAAGCCGCACGGCTGAACGATGGTGGTGAGATCACACCAGCCCCCGGAAAGTCCAACGTTGACGACGGCGACACCAACGGCAACGGACTGCCAGACGCCTGACCGCCAGCAACAACCCTCAGGGCCCTTCGGGGCCCTTTTCTTTTTCTGAGGTTCCCGAATGTCCAGCGACGTAGAGATCTGCAACATCGCGTTGTCGCGGGTTGCTAGCACCCAGCCGATTGTTTCGTTCACGGAAAAGAGCAAGGCCGCTGAACTGTGCCGGGTGTTTTATGGCCCGCTGCGTGAACTGGTGCTGCAAGCTTTCCCCTGGCCATTCGCGGAATCCATTGTTGCACTGGCCAGCCTGGGCAGTCCTGCGCCTGGCTGGGCCTACCGTTATCGCTACCCGTCAGACTGTTTGCAGGTGCGAGACATCGTGCAACCAGGTTGGCGCCGGGCGCTGTCAATCGACCAGCAGATCCCATTCAAGATTGGGTATGACGCCGGCGGTCGCGTGATTCATACCGATCAGCCCGAGGCGGCATGCCGCTTTACCTTCAAGGTCGAGGACTCAACGTTCTTCGACCCGCAGTTCGCTGATGCGCTGGCTTGGCGTTTGGCAATGGATCTGGCGTTGCCGCTCAGCTCTAAGCCGGACCTGCAGCAGTTCGCTGCCCAGCAATACCAGACGGCCCTGACCCTGGCCGAGGGTTCAGCCTTCGAAGAGTCTCAGGACGATGTAGAGCCTGAATCTGAATTCATTACGGTGCGAGCATGAGCGGAGTACTTCAGCCGACCTTCGCGGCGGGCGAGCTGTCGCCATCGGCCAGCGCCCGTACCGATATCGCCCGGTACTACACAGGTCTGAAACTGTGCCGCAACTTCATGGTGATGCCATACGGCGGCGTGCGTAACAGGGCTGGCACTCGCCTGGTTGCCGAGGTCAAGGATTCGACCAAGCGTTGCCGTCTGATCCCGTTCCAGTTCAACGACGTGCAGACCTACGTGCTCGCGTTCGGCGACCTGAACATGCGGGTTATCAAGGATGGTGGGCAGGTCTTATACAGCTCAGGCCCAAGCATTGGTCAGCCCTTCGAACTGGCGCTGCCATACACACAGAACGACCTGTCCTTGCTGAACTTCACCCAGTCCGCCGACGTGATGACGTTTGCCCAGCCGACCTATAAGCCTCGGGAACTGAACCGCCTGGCCCACGACAACTGGACCACAGCCGAAATCAACCTGGCCCCGCGTATTGTAGCGCCAGCATCCGCCACGGCAGTCACCGGCGGCGGCACCGGGGTTGCTCAGACTTGGCGCTACCAGGTCACGGCGGTGCTGGATGATGGCAACACCCTGGACGAATCACTGCCGGCCACCTCCAACCCAATCACCAGTCATGCCGACGTTGCATCGGCCACCATCACCTGGGCGGCGGTTACCGGGGCGACCTACTACATCGTCTACAAGGACAACGCCGGCGCAGGCATCTACGGCTTTATTGGTCGCGCCACCGGTACCACCTTCACCGATCAGAACATCACTGCCGTCAAGACCGATACGCCACCAAACGGCAATGACCCATTCGTGGGTACCGGCAACTACCCTGGCGCCGTGGTGTATTACCAGCAGCGCCTGATATTCGCCGGCAGCGATTTGAAGCCGCAGACGGTATGGACCAGCAAGACCGGGCTGTTCAAGAACTTCGGTTATTCGGTGCCGAACAAGGATGACGACGCCATCACCTTCACCCTGAGCAGCAACAAGGTGAACCGCGTGCGCCACCTATTGGGGCTGCGAAAGCTGATCGCGCTCACCACCGGTGCCGAGTTCACCATTGCCGGCGGCGACACAGGGTTGTCAGCCAAGACCGTCCAGGCAAGCCCTGAAGGTTACGACGGTTCATCGATCGTTCCGCCCGTGGTGGTGGGCAATAGCGCGGTCTACGTCCAGGCGCGTGGCAACCGGGTGTCTTCGTTCGGCTACTCCCTGAATGCGGACGGATTCGCCGCCGATGACCTGACGCTGTTCAGTGCGCACCTGTTCAAGGGCAAAGAGCTGACGAACGTGGCCTATCAGAAGGTTCCGGACTCGATTGTGTGGTATGTCCGCGATGACGGCGTGCTGCTGGGCATGACCTATGTCCCTGAACAGCAACTGGTGGGCTGGCACTGGCACGACACCGACGGTTTCGTTGAGTCCATCGCTTGCATCCCAGAGGGCCAGGAAGACGTGCTGTACATGGTGGTGCGCCGCAATATCAACGGTGTGCAGAAACGCTACATCGAGCGCATGGCCAGCCGGCAGATAAGCAGCATAGAGGACGCTTTCTTTGTTGACTGCGGCCTGACCTACGACGGGCGTAACACCGACACCGCCAAGACTTTCACGCTCTCGGGCGGGACCACGTGGGGTTTTCCCGAGGTGGTCACCATGACTGCCGTGGGGCACGCACCGTTCACCGTCGGCAGCATTGGCGTCGACTACTCGCTGAAAGCGGTGGTCACTGACGTGAACGACGATCAGACCACCGAGATAGTGCGGGTTGAGGTGGTGGGGTACACCAGCGCCAGCGTGGTTACCGTGAAGCTGCTGATCATCTGCCCGGTATCGCTGCGTGGCGTTCCTGTTTCTACGTGGGCGCGCCAGGTTAAAACACTGTCCGGCCTGGGGCACCTTGAGGGCAAGACCGTTTCCATACTTGCCGACGGTAGCGTTCACGCCCAGCGCGTTGTGTCGGATGGCTCCATTGTGCTGCAAGAGGCTGCTGGCATCGCACACGTCGGCCTTCAGTACATCTCCGATATGGAAACCCTCGACCTTGAGCTCAAAAACGCCAACGAGACAGTCCAGGACAAGAAGATTGCCATCACCGGCCTGACCGTGCGCGTCGAGGAATCGCGAGGCATCTTCGCAGGCAAAGACAAAAACCACCTGTACGAACACAAGACCGATCGTGACGAGTATGAGCCGCCCATTGAGCTGCTCACCGGGCAGGCTGAAATCACGATCTCCAACGACTGGCAGGGTAAGGGCAGGGTGTTCATCCGCCAAACCGACCCGCTGCCGTTGTCTGTCCTTGCGGTGATTCCGGAGGTGACCATTGGGGGGCGCTGATGTTTTACCCATTGAGCCTGAGGATATCCCGGCAATCCTGCGCGACGTGCGCCAGGCCGATATTGACGAGATCGTCGAGGGCTTGGGTGTCTCGCTGGAGCAGGAGCTGCTGGCCGGCATCATCGACAGCCTGAACGCCCGCAAGATCGTAGTGGACGGGCACATAGTCGCCGTGTTCGGTGATGCTGTGCACAGCGTTCTGGGCTCCATTGGCGTGCCATGGCTGATCAGCACCACGCACGTAGAGCGTCACGCGCGCGCCTTCCTCAAGGTCTGCAAGCCAGAGGTGCAAGGGATGCTGACCCGCCACCGCCATCTAATCAACTACGTCGACGCTCGCAACACCTCGGCCATTCGCTGGCTGAAATGGCTGGGCTTCGACTTCGGCGAGGCCGTCCCTTACGGGCCTAAGCGCCTGCCGTTCTATCCCTTTACGCTGAATCGAGAGGATTAACCCATGTGCTGGATGGCATTGATACCCGTCGCCATTGGCTTGGCCGGCAGCATGATGCAGGCCCAGGGCCAAAAGCAGAACGCTGCATTCCAATCTGACACGCTGCAGCAGAACGCGGCCTTCAAGCAGCAGACGGCTCAAGAAGTGCTGAATGCCGGCGACACGTCAGCAGACTGGCAGCGCGTGCGGACCGGGCAGGCGATTGGCACCCAGCGCAGCGTGCAGGCTGCCAACGGGATCGACGTGAACAGTGGCAGCGCTGCGCAGTTGCAGGACGACACCGCCATGCTCGGCGAGCTGGATGCCCTGACGATCCAGAACAACGCCGCGCGCGAAGCATACGGCTATCGCGTACAGGCCAAACAAGACCTGCTGAACGCCAACCAGACCGTACAGAACGGCAACACTGCCGCCACAGGTTCAATCCTCGGCGGCTTGGGTAGCGCCTTTGGCTCATTCGCGGGGGCTCGATAAATGCCACGGGTACCGACATACGACACGGCGCAGGTCCAGCAGCAGCCGACCAGACCTATTCAGTTGCAGCGCGTTGCACCTGACACCACGTCTATTGCCCAGGGGCTGCAAACGCTTGGGCGCGGCGCACAGATGCTCATGGACAAGGAGCGCGAGAAAGCCGACACCGCGTTACTGATGGATGCCGACAACCAGCTCACCAAGTGGCAGCAGCAGAGCATGTACGGCGAGAACGGCGCCTACACCCGTAAGGGCCAGAACGCCCTGGATGTCACCAATCAAACCCTGGACCAATTCGAAAAGGCCCAGGCAGAGATTGCCAAAACCCTGACCAACGATCAGCAGAAGGCCAGGTATGCGCAGATCGTCAACAGCCGGCGTAACTCCCTGTCCAGCGACCTGAACCGCTACGAGTACGGCGAACGTCAGAACTATTACGGCCAGGTCGAAAAGGCTCAGCTCGAAACGTCTATGCAGGGGGCCGCGCTTGAGTACCAAGACCCGGCCAAGGTTGATCAGTACCGGCAGAAGGTCGATGCAGTCCTGACCAGTCGCGCCCAGCGTCTTGGCCTTTCGCCTGAGGCTGCGCAGGCTGAGCGACTGGAAACCAACAGCGGCATGTCGTCAGCCGTTATTCAGCGAATGCTGATCGACTCCCCACAAAAGGCCAAGAGCTACTACGAGTCCTACAAGGACACGATGACGGCCGAGGATCAGATCCGCACCAGCAACGGTATCGACCAGGGCTTTCGACGCCTTGAGGCCGAGGCACGCCAGCGCCAGGTGGAGGCCCGCCAGATGCAGGCCATCAACCGCATGGAGCTGAGCAGCCGCGTGCAGGATGCAAGCGCGGCCTACTCCCAGGGTTTGGACTTCGATAATCCGCCATCGAAGGTAGACTTTGCCGCAGCCTACGGGCCCGAGAAGGGTGCCAAGGAATACGATCGGTTTTCAAAGGTCCAGGCGCTGGCCCCCGCTATCCGGGAGTTCGCCACCGCCGATCCGAAGGAGCGTCAAGCAATCCTGGGCAAGTTCCAGCCAGCTCAGGACGGCACCGCCGGCGAGGGCTTCAAGGAAGACAGCCAGCTCTACCAGCACCTGACCAACGTGGGCGTGCGCCTGATGAAACAGCAGCAGGACGACCCTGCTGCCTACGTGGTCAAGTACAGCCCGACCGTGCAGCAGGCGTTCGCCGCCGCGCAGCAGGACGGAACACCAGAGGCCTACCAGGCTTACGCGCGCACCACGTTGGCCGAGCAGCAGCGCCTGGGTGTCACGCAGCCCAAGCTGTTGCCGGATGCCGCCGCCGACCAGATGGCCGCCAACTTCAATACCAAGGTCAGCGGTGGCGAGAATGCCGCCACGATGATCGAGCAGCAGCAAGAGTTGTGGGGCAAGGACTTCCCGACGGTGCTGCAGCAGATGGGCAACAAGCTCCCAGCCGAGGCGCAGGTTATTGCCACCGGCTTGCCAAAGGATGTGGCTGAGCGCATGGCCTCGGTGGCTGCAATCAAAGACAGCGACCTGAACGCAGGGCTACAGAAAGGCCAGAAGGACGACATTGTCCAGTCAGTTCAGCAAGCATTGGTGCCTTTTGCCGAGTCTCTGCAAGGCCAGTCCGGCGGCATAAACACCTACAGCACGATGTACAAGGCAGCGTTGCGCACGGCCACGTCATACGTTCTCCAGGGCGAAAACCCGAAGGACGCCGCCAAGCGCGTAGTGGGCGGGATGGTCAACGATAAGTACGACTTCTTCGGCACGTATCGGGTACCCAAGACCCAGGACACCGAGGCGGTCAGCCGTGGCGCCACCCAAGCAATGCGACAGATCAAGCCGGAGGAGCTGATGCCGCTGCCTGGGTTTGCGGGGGTTACCGAGGAACAGAACCGCAAGCAGTTGCACGACGCCCTGCAGAGCAGTGGGCAGTGGGTGCCGAACGAGGACGAGACCGGTCTTTCGTTGACCCTGAACGGCTACCGCGTGCGCGGGGCCGATGGCAAGCCAATCACCCGCAGTTGGGCTGACCTTCAACAGAAAGGTTTGCGTGAGCCCGATCAGTACCGCGTAGCGCCGATGGGGTTCATGCCATGACTATTTATGCAGGTGATGCGCCGGTTCTTGATCGGCGGACGATGCTCGACATCCCGGCCGACGCTGGTGAGGTGTGGGACGCGTCCTTTGGTGGCGCATTCTCTACGAACCCGTCGAGCGCCATCATTCGTACCGAACAACTCGGCCAGGCCCAGGAAGGTCTACGCCTGACCGGCGACACCGAATCCATTCTGGTGCCGCCGCGCAATGAGCCTGACACGCCGCTGATGGATGCCCAGGCGGCGCGGGACAAAGTTTCAGGCATGGGCCTGGACATCAAAATCCCCGAACAAGGCATCCGCCAGGGTGCCCTCGACATCCTTATCGACCGCCACCGGGAGCAGGCAGCCCGCCAGCAGGTCATGACCCGGGCAAATGGCGGATCATTCGGCACCCAGCTCGGCGCCAGTGTTGCCGCTTCGCTGCTGGACCCGCTCAACATTGCTTCGGCATTCGTTCCTGTTGTTGGTGAGGTTCGCTATGCGGCATTGCTGGGTCGGGCTGCTACGCCTTTGGCCCGTGCCGGTGTGCGCGCAGGCGTTGGTGCTGTTGAGGGCGCAGTGGGCGCCGCAATCATTGAGCCGCTGCCGTTGATCGCCGCCGGTATGGACCAGACGGAATACGGCTTATCCGACTCCCTGGCCAATATCGCCATGGGTGGCCTACTGGGTGGCGGGCTGCATACCGTCGGTGGTGCTGTTTCTGATGCATTGCGCTGGCGGATTGCCACGGAACCGACACCACAGGTCGAGAGCGTGTTGAACACCGCTGACCGCCAGACCCCGCAGCCTCTGCGCGCTACCGACTTTGAGCGAATCTTTGACCAGGATCCCGAAACCGCATTGCGCGGTGCGCTTGCCCGCGATATTGAGGCTGATGGCGCAACGCTGTACCGCAATGCCGAGCGCCAGGCTATCGACGAGATACGCCCGACTTTGACGGGTGAGCGTGTGGGCAACGTGGCAGACCTACGCGTCGAACGTGTTGCGCTGACTCAGCGCGCGATGGGTCTGGATGCGACATTTAAGGACCTGGCCAGAGAATTCCAGGGCCAGCGCATGACCCGCAAGCAGGCAGAACGCGCAGCGCGGGACACTATCGCCGCCCAGCGCGAGCAGATCGGCGCCCGCCAAGCTGAAATCAACACCACCCTGGAACGAAACCGAGCCGGTGAGTTTGATCGGCGTGACCTCGGTTTGATTGAGCGGGGCGAGGTACCAGAGCGTTTGCGCCCGCAGATAGAGGCTCGCGCCAAGCAAATCATGCAGGGTTATCAGCAACGGCCGCTGGGCTCCGCCATCCGCACCGCGCGTGAAACTGCTCAAGATGCCGACTGGACCGTGCGCGACAGCGCCTTACGCACGGCCGTGGCCCAGGCCGTCAGCGGCCGGGATGTTGACGTGCAGGCATTGTTCGATCTGGAGGCACCAGGCAAGGCCGCTGGCGCCTTGGAATACGTCAAGCGCCCACTGGCGCGGCGGGTTGATCCAGAGGGTCAGGCCGAGAGCCTGCGCGCGGACAGCATGCCCAAGGCTCAGCCACAAGATGACTTCGAAGCCACACGCCAGCAATTCGAAGAGGACGAGGCCCTGGTCAAGGAAATGCTGGATCAGCTTCCTGAGAAGGACAGGGCCGATGTTCTGGCCGCCAGCCGTGACGAAGCCGACGCCGCCCAAGCCCAGACCAACCGCGCCGAACAATACTCGAAGGCATACCGCGCCGCCGCCGTATGCGACATAAGGAACGGACAATGACGCCTTGCATTGATGCTGTACGGGCTGCCGCTGGCAATCTGGAAGACAGAGAAATTGCCGAGATCTTTGAACTGTTGCGGGGGAGAGCCAAGGAGCTGATGGCCAGGGAGGGCGCCTTGGGCATGGAGCAGGCCACGTTGCGCGCGGCCGACGAACTGGGCAAGCAGGCCCAGCACGCGGCACTGATAGAGAAGCGCAACGCCTTGCTGAACCTTCGGCGCCGCGGCGAAATCGTTTCGTTTGTCCGTGGCAGCTTTGCTGATCGGCCAGACCTTGGCATTGAATCGCTGCTGGTGGGCACCAACCTGGCGCGCCAGGGCTCGCGCATATCGGTCGCCGCCGAGCAGAAGGCGCTGGGCGATGCCTATATCGGTGGGTTCATCCATGATTTGGAGCGCCAGGACCTAGTGGCAATCCTGGCCAAAGGTGATTCGGATGTCGATATCGCCGATGCGCTCTGGAAGGTCGGGACCAAGCAGGACACCTCAAAGCTCAACGACCAGGTGGTGAGCATCGCCCGCACCATCCAGAAGTACCAAGAGGCGGCGCGCATTGATGCGAACCGCGCCGGCGCCAACATCGGTAACCTACCTGGGTACATTGCCCGCCAAAGCCACGACGGCGAGAAGATCGGTTCTGCAGGCTTTGATAAGTGGCTTGAGGAAATTCAGCCGCGGCTAGACCCTAAGACTTTCGATGATGTGACCAACCCCGCCCAGTTCCTACGCGGTGTGTACGACGGCCTTGTCTCTGGTGACCACCTCAAGGCACCGGGTGATAAACCAGCAAACGGCTTCAAGGGGCCGGCCAACATCGCCAAGAAAATCAGCCAAGAGCGAGTTCTGCACTTTAAGGACGGCGTGGCCTGGCATGAGTACAACACGATGTTCGGCACCGGTAACTTGCGTGAGTCGGTATTGCGCGGTTTGGACATGGCCGGGCAGAACACTGCGATCATGCGGCGCCTAGGCACCAATCCAGAGGCCAACCTCAACATGGCCATGGACATTCTGGCCGAGGACGTGCGCAAGTCGGGCGACCCGAAAGCCCTGACCAACTTCAATACCGCGCGCGGCAACATGATCGCCAACCGCTTCGCCGAGGTCAGCGGCGCAACCCGCATACCTGGCAGTGCCTGGGGAGCCAGGGTTTCCGCCAACGTGCGGGCCTGGCAGTCACTGTCAAAGCTGGGTGGAGCCTTGCTGTCGAGCTTTACGGACCTTCCTGTTGCCGCCAGTGAAATGCGGTACCAGGGCAAGAGCTTCCTTGGCTCATTGGGGGAAATGACCGCCGGCCTGGTCAAGGGGCGCGGAAGCCTGGAGCAGCGTGAAATCCTGTCGAGCTTCGGGGTGTATGGGGATGCAATGCGAGGGGAAATCATGCGGCGCTTTTCGGCCGATGACTCTGTGGGCGGGAAGATGTCGCGGGCAATGTCGCTGTTCTTCAAGCTGAACGGCCTGTCCTGGTGGACTGACGCCAACAAGGCGAGCGCAGGGCTGATGATGGCCCACAACCTGGCGCAGAACAAAGGCAGGGCCTGGGGCACGATGGACGAGGGCCTGCGCCGCACGCTGGGCCTGTACGACCTCGACGCGGGCAAGTGGGATCTGTTGCGCGGGATGGATACCCGCATGGCCGACGGCCGGGACTACATGACCACCGATGGTATCCCAGGCATTCCTGATGAGCGCATCAGCGCGTACCTCACTGAGCAGGGTCGCAAGGTGTCGGATTCGGCAATCCGAGAAACACGGGAAGGCCTGGAGCGTAGCTTGCGCGCTTACGTGAACGACCGGGTCAGTTACGCAGTGCTTGAACCTGATGCCCGTACTCGATCGATCATGAACCAAGGCACCCGGCCGGGCACGATCATGGGTGAGCTCAACCGCTTCATGACTCAATTCAAGAGCTTCCCCGCCGCCTACATGCAGAAGACGCTGGGCCGGGAGTTGTACGGCCGTGGGTACGCACCCACGCCGTTGGGCGAGGGGTATCGGGGTAGCAAAGATTTGATCGCCGCATTGCGCAATGGCAACGGCGAGCGCCTGGCCATGGCCCAGTTGCTGCTGTGGACCACCGCTTTCGGGTATCTGTCCATGACGGCAAAGGATGCGGTCAAGGGCCGGCAGCCACGGCCGGCAGATGATCCCAAGACGTGGATTGCTGCCATGACCCAAGGCGGCGGGTTCGGGATCATGGGCGACTTCATGTTTGGTGAGGTCAGTCGCTTCGGCAATAAACCGCTGGAAACCCTGGCAGGCCCAACGCTGGGCACAGCCGCCAACGCGTTGGACCTGTGGGCCAAGATCCGTTCGGGCGACGACGCCGCGTCCTCCGCGCTGCGCCTAGCCCAGAACAACACGCCATTCCTCAACCTGTTCTACACGCGCATTGCCATGGACCACCTGTTCCTGTGGTCGGTGCAAGAGGCCATGAACCCAGGATCGCTACGCCGCACTGAACAACGAATCCAACAGGAAAACGGCCAGAAGTTCCTGGTCAGACCTTCGCAAAGCTACCTCGATCCGCTGGGCATAGCCCGCTAACCAAAATCATCCCAACGGAATCCCGCCATTGAGCGGGATTTTTTTTGCCTTCAGGAAAGGAGTCACAACCGTGACCGTCAACACAATCAGCAGCGTTGCAGAGTTTGAGACCAATGGGGTGACGACCAATTACCCGTTCTATTTCAAGTTCCTGGCAAATGAGGATCTTGTCGTTACCTACGTTGATCCGCTGGGCGTCAGCTCAACACTGACCCTCGGCACGCACTACTCCGTGAATGGCGCAGGCAATGACCAGGGCGGGAGCATCGTAACCCCCTCGGCGCTGGCCGGCCCTGGCCAACTGGTTGTCTCCCGGGAAATGGAAGCTTTTCAGCAAACCAGCCTGCGCAACCAGGGGAAGTTTCTTGCTGAAACCCATGAGGATGTTTTCGACAGGCTGACGATGCTGATTCAGCAGGGGCTCGCTATTTTCGCGCGTGCGCTGAAACGACCTTTTGGGCGGGATTATTTCTATGCTGAGAATCGCCGCATCACAAGCCTGCAGGATCCTGTTGATCTTCAGGACGCGGCTACCCGGAACTGGTCTGAGGTGTATCTGGGCGGGTTGGTTTCTGGATTGACTGGCAATCCTAACCTGGCCTCCGGAGTCGGATACGTCACGCCACGCGGCGCGCTTGGCGTCGTGCAGGACATGGCCAACACGGCAGACCCACTCAAGGGGGCGGGTTATGTCGCCCGGGCCATTCGCCACATCAACAGCCTGGCCGAGCTGCGGGCGATTCGCGGCCAGTATGACGGCGAGGTCATCTACCTGCGTGGCCGTACCGCACTGACGCCTGGCGCAGGGGCCGGAATCTTTGCTTGGCTGGCCGCCAGCACTGCCACTGACGATGATGGCTACACCATCAACTCCACCGGGACGGGGCGCTGGATTCGTCAGGACTCGGCAGCCGAAATAGATGCCGCGTGGTATGGCGCTTCGGTATCATCGTCCTCAGCGGTGAACACCCCCGCTATTCAAGCAGCCATCAACACGGCAACAGCCACGGGACTTAATACAGTGCGTTTACCAGGGAAAGGGATCATTGCCGCCGGCGTTCTGACTGGCGTTGCCGCAATCACCTTCGTTAGCAATGGCGCTTTTTTCTCCGACTATGCCTATCAGGTCGAACAGGATGTCACCCGCAAGGAAGTGACGTTGCCTGCTGCCTTTTCGTGGCTTGGCGGGAAGTTCTTCACCGGTGGCGCTGCTGGTCTGGCAAAGACGACGAACGTAGTCGAGGCTCTTTGGAAGGCTCAGGAGGTTTCTGGGATCGTAAATTATTACGTTGACCCAGTGGCTGGGCTTGACGCAAATACCGGAACTGCGCCAAACAACCCGCTGAAAACCATTGTCGCAGCTATTGCCAAGGGGGATGTAGGTGTTATCAATCTCAAGCCCGGCATCTATTACGAAACTCTAGGTAACGTGATCGGGGTAACCGTAAACCGCGATATTCAAATCAAGTCGTGGAGTGGCGGCAATGACGTGACAATCCGCAACGCCGTGGATTCTGCCGCCGTTACCTGGACTGTAAACACAGGCAGCACCTATCAGGCTACGATCAGCCAAACCATTTACCGTGTTATGGATAAGACGGTGGTAGATGCTCGCGGGGATTATCTGGATCTTAAACCGCAGACAAGCATTGCGAATGTAAACGTAAACCCTGGTAGCTACTGGTATGACTCGGCAACCGGCATTATCTACGTTCGAATGCACACAAACCGCACGCCGAGCGGTGATGCGCTGCTGTTGCGAGCTAACACCTCGCTTCGCGTCAATGGGAACCGGGCAATCTTGCTGAAGAACCTTCGTTTCGAAGGTGGCACCGGGATAAACATGGTCAATGCATCGGGTGTTCGCCCTCGGCTGTATGCCGTTGATTCAAGTTTCCGTTATAGCGGCTCAAACGGTATTGATACCCTCGGCGCCACTGCCTACCTGGAGCGCTGTGTAATTGCAAAGGCTGGCCTCGACAACTTGAACTACCACGATGATTCGGGGCTTAACTCGCGAGCGCTTGAAATTGACGTGATTTCATATGGCGCTGGCGATACAGCAGCGAAGGGTTACGCTGTCCTTGGCGATAGTCAGAACGCCAGCTCGATGCACGACACCGGTAGCGTTGTTCGCGTGAACGGGGTCTATGAAGAATCCTACGGCCCGGTCATTCCTGATACCGGAACTTCGTCATCGATGAATATCGGCGTTTATGCAGGCCGCTCCCTGGCGCCAACTACAACGCAAAACGCATCGATCTATTCCGAAGGCGGCATGTATTTGATCGACTCTACTGCGAAAGGCAGTACCTATGATCTTCGTACTGCGGCAGGCGGCACGCTCAATATTCGCGGAATGATCATGGCCGGCTCGATCCTGCGCGAAGGTGGTGGGGTGGTTCAGCAGTTCTGATTGGTGTTCGGTCGGCAGGACGCCGTGGCAGGGACTTTCACGGAGAAAGCCTGTAGGGAGATTTGCGGGGAATCGTGAATCTCAGTTCAGCATCGTTAGGCGTCGATTGCAGTGGGCGCCTACGTAAGGTGTTGCTATTAAAGGCTTTTCGGAACATCCGCCAGCATGGGGTGCTAGGGGTCGAGTGTTCGAATCACTCCGTCCCGACCATATTTTTCAATGAGTTAGCCCAATCTGAAAAGATTGGGCTTTTTCATGTCTCAAAAATACTCCCACATTTACTCCCACGGATTGTTTGGGTCTCGGTAAATATGCCGCTTGAGCGGCGTTCGACTTTCGTGCCCTTGTGCAGTGGTATTAGTGCAAGAGTTTGAAGGTGCGAAGTCGCTTGTTAAAGTGAAGCGAGCTACTAGCGATGGCTATAGGCAGTGCGGAGCTCACTGTTGCTAGTGAAATGGTCCGGGAATCGCTCAGGCTCCGGTACAGTCGTCGGATATACATGGTGTCATCGGGAGAGGTGCGTGTTGATGGGGGCTATGAAGTTCCTGATGATGAAAGCACCAATTATGCCCTATGCCCTCCCATCGGGCCGGTGCGCGATTTCGGCGGTTTGGTCATAGGTGGGGTCGTCAGCCTGCTGGGGAGGCAGCGTGATGGACTGAATGAAGAGTTCGGAAAGATAGCCGATGGTCTGTCTTATTTCTGAAAGCGGTAGAGGTTTGCTCACCGGATCCGCATTGAGGTCTGCATGTCTGGCTGTAGGGCCTGAGGAAATGTTGTTGCAGGTTTGTTTTAGACGAGAAAGTTTGTTGTTGGATATGGCCCGGGGCAACTCTGGGGCGACTGACTGAATGAGTTCGTAAATTTTATACAACCCTTCGTAGGACTCTGCATTTGGTTGTCCCCAGTAATCCAGCAAGGTGGCCAATATCGAGAGCTTGACCGCACTGATCCTGGAGAAATCAATCGATGCGGGCTCCGTCGGACCAAATCCGCTGAGCTTGGTGACTTTAAGGGCCACTCGCAGTGGAATGGCCAGAGACCTGTTGTTTTGCGCGTCGTATTCGACGTGGTGAGTCATTTCGATCAGGCCGGGATGTCCGGCGCTGACAGCAATACCGTTCATTCTGACAATTGCCTGAATGGCCATATCGAGTTGCTTTTCGAAATCCTCTTCGTGTTGTTCGTCGGGTAAGAATACCTCCCACTCGAGGTGCTCAGTCGACAGGCTCAATGACCACCAAGGCGTGATCTGAGGCAGGCACTCTAAGGAGGAGCGTGGCCCTTTGACGAGAAACGCCCAATTGCATATCTTCATGCGACACATACCTACTTGAGCTTAAGAGCTCACATGAAAAGGTTAAGAGTTTTTGACGTTGGGCTAATTTACCAGCGAATACCCGTATCGGGGCATAGGCTGGAGATGTCTACGATGCTGGGGGCAGTCCATTGAGCTCGCAAGGTGTCTAGAGAGTCCGAGGCGATTCAGTCCAGTTGTCGTATCTGGGGCGGGCCGACAGTCAGCTCACACTCAATGGTCATCGGATCGAGTTTGACGAAATCAACCTGCGTCTCGCGGCTTTGCTGGGGCCGGTGGAGGTGTTCACGGTCATGGCCCATCCGCCGGGTGCTGTTGCGCACCATCAGGGAGTGATTCAGTGCCTATCGGGCCGCTTGTTTAAGGACGCGTCATGACTCAACGGTTACTTCAACTTGATCAAGTGTCGTACAACCTGCCCGACGGGCGCGTTCTGTTCGATCAATTGACCCACACCTTCAGTACCAGGGCCACGGGCATCGTGGGCGCCAATGGCTGTGGCAAGTCGTTGCTTGGCCGACTCCTGACGGGGGAGCAACTGCCCACCAGCGGCATCGTTCGTCGCGAAGGGCAGGTTTACGCCGTGGCGCAGTTACTGGAGCCCGAGCGTTATCCTAGCGTTGCTGCACTGGCCGGTGTTGACCATATTCTGGCAACGCTGGATCGCATTGCCTTGGGCAGCGTTGACGATGACGACCATTCGCTAGCGGTTGACCAATGGGATTGCGCCACACGCCTTCAGGCGGAGCTGGAGAAGATCGGTCTGGGCCGTTTGAATGCAGACTCCCGTACCGACGCCCTCAGTGGAGGCGAGCGGCAGCGTGTGGCTCTGCTTGGGGCGTGGTTGTCTCGGGCCGACTGGCTCATTCTGGATGAACCCAGCAACCACCTAGATATCGATCAGCAACACAAGCTTGCGCAGCAGATTGATCGCTGGCCCAACGGCCTGGTGTTGATCAGCCACGACCGCGGACTTCTGGAGCACGTGAACGAAATTGTCGAGCTTTCGCCCATGGGGCTGTCGGTTTATGGCGGTAACTACAGTCAGTATGCTGCGGCACGCGAGCAGGAGCAGCAGTCGTTCCAGTCGGCATTGCAGGGGGAGCGGGCGCAGGCCAAGCGTGAGCAACGTGAGATGGTTGTGCAGATGGAGCGTCAGCAACGGCGCAATGCCCGCGGCGACCGCCAGGCCCGTGACGGCAATCAGACCAAGCTGATCACCAACGCCCAGAAAGAGCGAAGTGAAAACAGTCAGGGAAAATTGCGCCTCAATCAACTGGTAGCCCGGGAACAGCAGCAACAACGGATTGCTGAGGCCCGTGCGCGGTGCGCGCCGGACGTTCAACGAATGATGTTGTCCCCGGAAAGCGTAGTGCCCAATGGCAAGTTGATTGTGCAACTCAACGACGTGATTCTCCCGTTCGGTTACGCGGCACCGATCAATCTGACGCTGACCGGGCCTATGCGCATGGCGATCTTGGGCGCCAACGGCAGCGGCAAATCGACCTTGTTGCGAGTGATCGCCGGCCAACTGCCGGTACACGAAGGCGAAGTCATCCGCAGTTGCCATGTTGGCTGGCTGGATCAACACGCCGGATTGCAGTACCCCGAACGCACGGCAGTGCAATGGCTCTACGGGAGTAATCCGGAGTTGCCCGAGGCCGAGGCGCGGACCCGCCTGGCTCAAATGGGAATTGATGCGAATCGTGCGATGCTCAAGACCTGCCAGCTAAGCGGTGGCGAACGGCTGAAAATAGCCTTGGCTACGCAGCTGTATGCACAACGCCCTCCGCAATTGCTGTTGCTGGACGAGCCGGATAACCATCTGGATCTGCCCAGCAGAATCGCGCTGGAGCAGATGCTGATTCAGTACCAAGGGGCATTGATCGTGGTGTCCCACGACGAAGTTTTCTTACAGGGTATTCGTCTGGACAGCGAATTTCATCTCAAAAGCTAG